CGCTCTTGTGTTTTTCTGTTTTGTCACCTTTGATCATTGTTGCAGGAGTATGTTTGAATAGTTTCAATACTCCGTCTCTGTCAAAAAAGTCTATGTCTACATCAGGCATTTTTCTTTTTGTAATCCTTTATTGTTTTGTTTAATTCTCCACCTTCAAAGTTTGGCAGATTTATTAACGTGTTTAACACTTTATTATTTGGATCAAGTTTATAAACTTCTATACCCAGTGAGTTTATAAATCTATCATCCATTGCTGTTTTAATAAATTTTCCCATTAGTGTACTGTTCCTTTTCTTTTAGCTTCATAATGTTGGTCAAATTTCTTTTTAGTTCCAGGTTGTAATACTTCTAAACAGTCTAACATCTTGTGATATCCCTTGCTTACTTGAACTTTATGATTCATTTCAGGCATACAAATTTTTCCAACTTCGCCATTGTGTTTAATGTGTACAATCATATCTCCTTCTTGGATGTCAAATTCTAGTTCACCGTCTATTTCAATTTTTATTTTCTTACTCAATTCTAGCCTCCTTTGCTGTGTCTTGTACCAACATATGGTCGGCTGGAAAACTTTTAAATTTGTTAGCCCAGTACTCTGGATTAATAAATCGTTGTGTTATTTGTAACTGTTCGTCACTAAATGATTTTAACATCTTCTTGCCTGCCTTGCAACCTAACAACAACCACGGACTTAATTTGCCTTGCTGTATGTGTGCCACTGCTCTGTTGGTATTGACAAGTCTAAAGTAGTCTGACCATTGTGCATTTTGTTCAGTTGCCCAATCCATCATTGTTGCGATGCTTCTTTGCAGTGCCGCTTCGATTGGTTCTATCTTTAATGTCTCTATTAGATATGCTTCGTATAGATCATCTCTGGCCCAATGATCTAATTTAATTTTTGATTGTAATACATAGTCAATATATTTTTCTGGATATAATGGATTAATATGCATAATGAATCTACCAAATTTTACAAATGCATTATAATAAGAACTGCCGCAGAAGTCTTCATATGTCTTTGGCTTTTTTGCATTGTGTTGATGCACTTCATAGAATCTTTGAAATACCATAAAAGCGTTCACTACCCACTTCTCATCTCGTTGTAGATATCTTCTTTTTGGTTCGCATAGGTGTACTTGCAAAGTTCGTTCTTTCGCAAACTCCTTACTGCAATAGGTACATTTATTTAGACTGGGTGCCATGTGCTTCTAATAATTCCTCTAGTTCTCGGTCAGTAATAATTTTGTCCAACGTTTCTAAATCAGCTTCTTTCCAAGTTGGGTAGATTTGTTGTAATTGTTTTAATGACTTGTTAGGCACACGTTTCATTGGTTTAATCCATGGATGGAATTGATTCTGTAATGCACCACACATAGCAGTTAATATCCATAATAGCTTTTTGTGTTTGCCTAATGTAAAGCAGTGTTTGTTGACACACTCGTTAACCATCTCAACATAGTGTTCAACAAAAAATTGATCTTTAGATGAAACACTTGAAGCATATCTCATTAACATATAAGGTGAGTATAATGACTTTTCATGATCATCGATCCTGTCATAATAGTCTTTGTTTCTGTAGTCTACTGCTTTAAGACCATTACGAAGTTCAAAAAACTTTCTTTTACTTTTTTCTTTTGATTTTGCTGGCATATTTTAATCCGAACATTGTACAGTCTTTTGCTGATACAAATGTTAATTTTACTTTACTATTCATGTGTTGTAAACCTGAAAGTTTATCATTTAATTTTACTTGAGATAACCAATCAAAAAAATCTACTGCCCAGTTCCGGTCCATCCATACAGGAGTCCCATCACTAGTAATGATTATCGGTGCATCTATCTTAATTGTTTTCCTACCAGCAAGAGCCATAATCTATCTGTTCGCATTGTCTTGATATGTCTTTTACAAAGTAAGCACATACTGGATTTCTTTTATTCTCTAGCGGCACTGCTAGTAGTTGTCCTGATTTAATTTTAGGAAAGTACCATTTAACTTCTGTGTAAATGTCTACAACGTCAATAGGATAAAAGTCAGGCTTAACGCTCTCTAACGGATTAAATGTAAAAGCATCAAAGCCTCTATCATTTAAACTTGTTATAGGTAACACATGCATTTCTTGTTGTCCTGCTTCACCTATTAACATTTTCCAGTCCAATGGCATTTTTATTTTCCACTTGCCTATCTGTAACACAGCCGCTGGTGCATTAAATGATTCTAAAAATATTAAAGGTATGTAAAAGAAGTCTGGTTCGTTTGGATCTGCGTTATCCAATACGGCAAACCTCAAATTTTCATCTACAAATTCTGGAATCTTTTCCAGCTTGTAGGTTCTGTTATCTAGTGTAAGGATTTTCATAATTTATCTTTTCTATATTATACGGGTAATTTGCCTCTTTGTAAAACTTTTTCCTTGCCGTTAAGTGTCTTTTTGCAAACTTGCAAGAACTGGTAATGTCCCATATCTGTACATTGTCCTTATCTTCTGCTTTACGAATGCCTCTACCGATTGACTGTATGACTCTTACGAATGATTTGCCAGGTTCAATAAGAACAAGATTGAATATCCTAGGAATATTAATTCCAACGGATGCGACCCCATAAGTTGCAATAATAATTTTATTTGTTGCAGTAGACACTTCATCGTACTGTTCCTTCCTATCGACATTCTTAGTTGATCCAGATACGAAAACTGAATCTTCCAGCTGTTCTTGTAATATTTCGCCAGCTGATATTCTATCAACTAGTACTAATGTATTTCCTGATGAGGATATATCTTTAATGGTGTTCGCCACCCATTTCATTCTGACTTTATCTGTAGTTAGCCATTTAAGTTCTTCTGCATAAGTTTTAAACATTGGATGGTCTTGCGTCTGCAAAACATTTACATGACAGTTTGCAAGTACTCCTTTGTCTTGTAGTTCACTTGCTTGTATTCTATGTGTTACATCACCTATGCTACATTTCAATCCCATAAACTCGAAGTCTGCTTTAGGAACTGTGCCTGTTAGTCCCCAACGTATGCCACAGTGTGCAAACGGTCCTGTTAATAATCTTTTTAGTACATCTGCTTTGGCCATGTGTACTTCATCTATAATCACTGTGTTAATTCCTTTTATTGCTTCTGCAAATGCTTCTGAGTGTTCGTCTTTACTTTTCTTTTCTAATATGTTTAATGATTGCCAAGTTGCAATAGTGTTAAATCTTCCCAGCTCTTTTCTGTCTCCATAGTACACACCTACATCTAGTTCACAAGCAATAAAATCTTCTTCTGTTTGTGTTACTAGACTTTTGTTTGGTACTATTGTTAGTGTACGTCCGTATGGCTCAACCAGTTGACATAGTGCCGCAGTGATTATTGTTTTACCTGCTCCGGTGGCTATCTCTTGTATGCACTGTGGATTTTCTATAAATTTGTTTATTGTTTCAACTTGATAATCTCTTAACTCAACAGACTGTCCTGCCATTGGATGTGTTGCAGGCCATTTGATATGACTTAGATAATCTTTGTCTACTGCTTTAAACTCAAAGTTGTGTTGTTCTCTAAGATCCTCCATCTCAACATATACTCCACCGTCCTCTAGTATAGGAAGTATTTGATCAACGAGGTTAAGGTATGTTGTGCCGCCTAATCCAAAGAACGAAACCTTACCGTCCCATCTGCCTAGCTTCACTGCTGGAAGATGTCTAGCATATGGTATTTCGTATTTGAATTTATTGGATAATCTCTTACGCCAGTCGAGAGACAAGTTCTCGAACTTTACATTTACTTCGTCTTTGATTACTAATTTACAACTGCTCATTTAAAGTTTCACTATAATTCTATCATGCCAATCATAACTGCTCGGCTGATGATCATTATAATACAACTTTTTTGGAAGATTGTCTAGCATTCTTTTTAGGTTATCGGTACCTGCTGTGTAATAACCGCCACCTAGTGCTACTAAAGATGCTTTTGGTTTTATTTTACTTTTTATTAATGCTCTAGGTATTCTATTTCTAACAAAAATTACCTTAGTGTCTTTGTTTATAAATTTAAACTGTTTGCTCATTTGGTTTAGTTCAAATATATTTTGAAACATATCTTGAGTAATTTGGTTACTAACAACAGCGACTCTTTCACTTCTTGTCCAATTGTCTTTTAGGTCTTTTTGGTATACAGGTTCTTTGGCTTCAAATCCCCAAGAACATTGAGTCATTATGTCAATGCCTGCTCTTTTGAAAGCATTAAGCCAACCCCAAAATTCTTCTACTTCTTCCCTAGTTGTGATGTCACCACTAACAGGCATCATTAATGGAAAAGCATCTAGTTCTATCAGTCCTTGTACAACTTCATCTCTGTTATAATCGTTGTTGTCGATCCACAACTTGTCCGAATCGTTGTGTGCTATTGCTCCGCCTATAGTTGTGTCTGCCGGTACGTTCATTCCTCTAGCAGATATACCAAAGTTTTTCAAACTGTCTACTTGTTGTATTAATGGTAAACCTTTAATGTTGTTGTCCCAATACTCTTGCATTGACTCTGGTGCACTGTGTAGTAAAACCTCGTTGCCGATAACACTTGCTGACGGTTTTTTAAATCCTATAATTTCTTTTTTAACTTCGTCGTAATCATTTAAAATAGATTCGTCGACAAATTTAAAATCGTATCTAGCGGCAATCAATGTTAGATAGTATGCAGTCACATCAGAATGTGTAAATGTCCATTTCTTTTTCTCTCCATCGTATATTGCATAGTTCATAGGAAGTCCACGATAATCTTTCAATGCTCTAATTAACTGTATAAGTTTTTTATTGTACGGAAATCTTATCTCTATCTTTTCTATTCCGTCTTCATCCATGTATTTTTCAATGCTTTTATCGAAGTTAATAACCCTAAACTCTTCATCATACTTCGGTGTGTCGAGCAATTCTTTGATGTTCATGCCATGTTGTTGAAACTTTGTAAGATACCTCTTTAAGATCACCAGTGCTAATTTGGCTTGTTTTTCAGTCCAGGCATATTGAGCTTCTGCCAATGATCTCACAGTTTCCTTATCCTTTGGATGCGGTTGGATCTTTGAATTAGGCGTTTTTGGATCAGGCCCCCAAAAATAATCATTATATGCTAGTATTTTAAGTGCTTCGTTAACGGTTTTTGGTAAATCTGTGTGCATATTGTCCATCATATTTTAGATAATTATTAGTATATTATAACATATTTGGTAAAGCAGTCAACCATGAAAAAGATAAAAAGTAAAAGTGTAAATGTTAAAAAACAACTGAAGATCAAGTTGGAAAACACTCTGACTAGACACAAGAACATTGTTGGCTTTAGACCCACCGAAGCCCAAGCATACAGTTGGTTTAGATATCTAAATAAAACATTATTCAACAACAGATTGCCAATGGTTCCACTATATGTAAAAAGTATACACAAAGATTGGGGCAGATGTGTTGCTAATTGGGATAATAGAAAAACTCCTAAAGGTAAATTTGATCAAAGAGTTATACCATATCATATAGAAGTAGATTATTATATAGAACTACATCTTAAATTTCCTAAGTGGAAAGACTTTATAGAAACGTTAGCACACGAAATGGTGCATCTATACCAAATGACTTGGTTGAAAGATCCTTACTCAAATCACAATGCAAACTTTTTTGCTTGGAAAAGTAAATTTAATGCGGCCGGATTACGTCTGGCTAGATGCTAGTTCTTTCTCAAACTCCGCATAAGTTATAACTCTACTGTTGCCTAGGTCAGTACCTGTCTGAAAATGATTCATATAGTCAGGTGGATCGTCATGTACTACTGTGTAGGTTACATAAGGTCTCATTTTTAACATATCTCTGAATTGTTTCAACCATCCTTCGAATATTGCATCGCTATGTCTCTCACCGTAGTTCTCTGTGTCTTGGTATATATTATTCAATTGGTC